CGTTCCGTGCGCGGCTCGCCACAATAGGTTCTACCAAACCATCCGGTTGGACGAACCTACGCAGCATCACCACCCTAGTCCGGGACACAAAACTCTCCTCGGGTTTCAGTATCTGCCCAAACATTTCCTTCATCAATCGCGCCCACTTAGCTACACCCAAACCTCGCGGGGCCGTCCACCAGCCATTATCACCAAAAACATGACCCCCAGAATTCCAGGGGCCATAACGCTTGGCTAGCTTCCCAGCAACCGCGCGCAGGTAAAAGTATGCAAGGACTGAATTGATTTTTGGGAAAATACCGCTGCCCGAACGAGCCATCCCCAAAACCCACATGAGGATTGCAGCTTCATTGTCCCCCGGTACCCAGATAGGAGCGGCAAAATTCGCCGCAGCAATCGCGCACCCGAGCCACTCAGGCACGTCGTAAATCATGCAATACGCTTGATGAGCAATCTTTAATGCCTCCCAGCAATGATGCCAATCAAAGCCAGAAAAATCGCAATTCAAATATCGCTCATCCTGCAGCGCTTTGAGACGGGCAACCGTATTATCAAGCGTATATCCAAAAGCCGTCGACGCCCTAAAATCGGGCGTAGAGGGCTTCGACTCCAGCGATTCCAAACAGTACTGACTTGCTTTTCCCATATGGATCAGCCGGGGATTAACAGGAGAACCGTCTATACGCAAACCTGGCGAATATCCAAGACGGTACTTACGACAGAAACGCATCGCGATTCCTGGGGATAATCTCCTCCAGGTTAGGCCTTCACTTTCAAACGCGTCCCATAACTTCAGCGCCAAATCCTGGACTACACTCCAGACATCCTGCTTCTCACCCAATAAAACACTACCGGTTAGCCAGTTTACATCAGCCCCGCAACAAGCCTGCGTGCGCGTTGGAAGGACATCGCACACATTTTCGCGCGTAGCCTGAAACCGACCCAAACCCAATCCCGCCTCACGCATAGATTCAACAACGTCATCAAGAGTCATCTCGAATCCTAAAGGACGGACCACCTCCCTATAATTACCTACATAGGGAAACACTTTGTGGAATTTACTACGGACTGCGGACCCCAACTGAGAATTACGGGGCTGCCAGGTTTCAAACCATTGCTTCTCCACCTTTCGCCCCGTATCATCCCTTATCCTCAATACTTCATTACGCATTTTGGCTCGCAACTGGTCCAACGGTCCGAAACCCATGGACCAGAACTTATTACTTGCGTCGGGTATAATCCAAGGATATGTTGGAGGGTGCTCAACATCAGCAACCAACTGTACCATCCGTCGCTGCTGGTACAAAAGATAGGTATGATAAAGGCCAGAACACCAGTTAGAGCCTTCACCAGCGGTGGTTAATCTCGGTGGAGAGGACATCCGAAAGCCCCTCCGTCAAGGAATCAACCATACCCGCCAATATCAGCTCCTTCCGTATCGCTTTGGCTTTATTACCATCGCTACCGGCCTTCGCCAACGCTAACTTTGATATTACAGCGTGGACAAGGACGTCAACATCTTGCATCACCCTCTCCATGACTTCCGTAGGATCAGTAGGCACTGATGCCATTGCTGGCATCAAAACTGCCCATGCCTCAGCTACTACAGTCTCAAGGTAATGTGCAACACTCGGCTTATGCGCAAAAATTAATTCGTGCACAACCAGTGTCATCGCCGCAGTCACGAACGACTTGACTTCAGCAATAGGGGTAACGGCACCAACCGCATGAACCTCCTGCAGTAGAGGTAAAACATCATCCACTGTAGCAAGCATGCCCTTGGGATCCGCAACCTCATTAATGAAGCTCTGCGCCCATGTACTACGAAGTTCATCCATCTGCTGCTTAGTACCCATGGTGTGCCCATCTGCAATGGGCAGTACCCAGCCACTAGGACTAGGTACAACTACACCTAAGTCTTCCTCCGAACCGTCAACGAGATGAGGAAACACATCCGGTTCCCTAACCTCATTAGCATCCGAAGTTGCCTGCTTAATTACAACGCTGCCGTTTTTCTTTGCCATAGTACTTCACCAGGCATAAAAACTCGACACGTGAACTGGCAGGGCAACGACTCTTTAACTACCGACCCACTTCCCCTACAAGGGGGTGTCGCCACCCCCGTTCGCTCCCGCCCAAATCCCTAAGGGACCCTGCTCAGCACAGGGACTGGCGAGGTCTTGGACAGGCATACCAGAAACCGGGAAGACACCCTTACGGGGATCCAACCTACCGCGCTCCACACTCCTATCAGTCGACACTAAGGTTGGTTAACCACTTACACCTTAGTTAGCTCTCAAATCGTGCTGCGTACAGAAGGAAAACCCTATCTTATAGAAG